CAGGCGCGACGTCCGACACCCTCAACTTCAAGCGCGAGACGGCGCAGCGGCTCCTGGAGGAGTACGACGTCGTCCTCGCGGTAGAGAACAATGCGTCAATGCGCCGGATGTATCGGGCGCTCGGGATTACAGCGGTCAATGTCGGCGAGCTTCCGCCGGCCACGAGGAAGGCGACAACAGTCATGGAGACTCGGGCACACTTCGTCGACGACATGGAGATCCGTGCGGTCGGCGACAAGATGACGTTCAAGGGGTACGCGGCCGTGTTCGACAGCGACAGTGAGCCGCTGCCGTTCATCGAGCGGATCCAGCGCGGGGCGTTCGCCCGCACGCTCAAGAGCCGGAACAACATCCGCATGTACGTCAACCACAACGATTCGCAGCTCCTCGCGTCGACGAGGTCGGGGACGCTGCGGTTGCAGGAAGACTCGAAGGGTCTGCTCGCGGACGCTGATCTGCCGATGACGACGGACGGCCGGAACATGTCGATCCTTCTTGAGCAGCGGATCGTCGACTCGATGTCGTTCGGGTTCTCCGTGCCTCGCGGTGGCGACACGTGGTCGGCGGATGGTTCACGTCGCACCCTGACAGAAGTGAGGCTCCACGAAATATCGGTCGTCACAGGCCAGCCAGCGTATGCTGCCACGACAGCTTCCGTTCGGAAACTCGCGGCACGGGTCGCAGTCGACGAGGTGACGCTCGCGGCCGCACTGGTGACGTTGGAGTCGGGTGAGGAGTTGGATGCGGCGCAGGCGGATCTCATTCGCGGTGTCGTCGACCAGCTCGCACCGAAGGACGTCAAGCCCGACAATTCGCTGATCGTCGCGAAGCAGCTCCTAGCCTTGATGGAGATGCAGGCCTGAGGTAACATCCGGTTATTGCCGGGCCACGTGAGCCGTGACCGGTTGAGTGCGGAGCCGCACTAGTCAACACCTGCGGCAACCCACTCAACTAGAAAGGCAACACAATGGACGTTCTGAAAGCCCAGTACGAAGCACGGGCGAAGGATCTCGAAGCCGCGAAGGCGATCGTCGATCTCTGCGCCGCGGAGGATCGCGCAATGACCGTCGACGAGCGCATCGCGTTCGATCGCACCACGGAGGAGTTCTCCCGCCGGTCGACGATGATCGAGGAACTGAAGCGCATGTCGGCTCACGAGGCTGAGGTTCGTGCGTCGCAGGAAGGTGCAGAGGATCAGATCCGGCCCGTCGGCCAGATCGTCAAGCCGTCCAACGATGTTGAGACCATCCGCAGCCTCGCCCGTGGCGAGATCCGATCCGCTGAGTTCGGTCAAGAGCGTCGCGATGTGCTGACGTCCTCCACGGGCGCACCGGTTCCGACGTCGTTCTACGACCAGGTGATCATGCTGGCGCGTGCGGTTGGTCCGATGCTGAACGTGGCGACGACCATAAACACTGCGGGCGGCGAGAATCTTCAGATCCCTCGACTCTCCACCTACTCGGTCGGCACCGTCAACGCGCAGGCTGCGACCCTCGGCGAGTCCGATCCCGCATTCTCTGCGTTCATCACCCTCGGCGCGTTCAAGTACGGGTTCCTCACCCAGATCAGCCGCGAGCTTCTCGAAGACTCAGGGGTCAACATCCTTGATCTGCTCGCCATGAACTGCGGCAACGCACTCGGCTTCGCAGTGAATACGGCGCTCACCACGGGCACCGACACGACTGAGCCGAATGGTGTCGTCACGGCGTCGGGTTCCGCCCTCATCGGTGGCACCGGCCTCGCAACGACTGGCGCATTCACGTACGAGAACCTCGTCAGCCTGTACTACTCGCTCGATCCGGCTGCGCGTGCGCTTCCCGGAATCGGCTTCATGGCGAAGGGTTCCTCAATCGCTGCGATGCGTACCCTGAAGGATGGCGCGGGCAACTTCGTCTTCCAGCCCTCGATGTCGGAGTCGACACCGGATCGTGTGCTCGGTGTCCCGCTGTACGAGAACCCGGCAATGGCTGCGATCGGTGCATCCGCGAAGTCCGTCATCGCGGGTCACTTCCCGTCGTACTACGTCAGGACCGTCGGCGGCATCCGGCTGGATCGTTCCGATGATTTCGCGTTCAGCGCGGATCTCATCACGTTCCGTTGCACGTTCCGGGTCGACGGTGACCTCCCGCAGACGTCCCACATCAAGCACTTCGTGGGCGCTGCAACCTGATTCACCCTTTAGACCCCGACGGTCGGCCCTTTCCCGCAGGTACTGGGCCGGCCGTCGGGCACCTGCGAACAGGAAGGCATCCTGCGGATGGCTCAGAAGAAACGAAAGGCACCACGCTCGGCGAGCCGGGCGATCCTGTGGAACTCCAACAGCCCTTGGGCAAGGTCCGGTTACGGTGGACAAACTGCCCAGGTGATCACCCGGCTGCAAGCCGCAGGGCACCGGATGGCCGTCGCCTCGAACCACGGCCTTGAGGGGACGACCCTCGACTGGCATGGGATCAGGCAGTACCCCCGAGGGTTCGATATCCACTCGAACGATGTCGTGCCGGCGCACTATCAGGCGTGGGCGCATGAGAACCCAGACCTCGATCCGCTCCTCGTCACCCTCTACGACGTCTACGTCTTCGGTGGGCCGCAGTGGGACTCGATCCCGCAGATCGCGTCGTGGGTGCCGATTGATCACACCCCGGTTCCGCCGAAGGTCGCGGCGTGGTGCGGTCGCAAGAATGTCACCCCGCTCGCGATGTCGCGGTTCGGTGAGGCGATGCTCGCGAACGCTGGCATCGACTCGATCTATGTCCCGCACGGCATCGACCCGATCTTCAAGCCGACCAAGAGCATCACGGCGGGCGGTAAGGAGTTGACGGGCCGCGAGTTCATGGGGATCGACGAGGACAGGTTCGTGTTCGGCATGGTGTCCGCGAACAAGGGCATGGTGCCGAATCGGAAGAGCTTCCCGGAGACGTTCCTGGCGTTCGCGATGTTCGCGAAGCATCACCCCGATGCCGTCCTCTACATCCACACCGAGGACCGGGGCGCGATGTCGGGGATCAATCTGCTGGAGCTGGCGGCCGCGTGCGACCTGAAACCGGATCAACTGCGGTTCGTCGACCAGTACGTGTTCCGCAGCGGCGTCGGTAACGATCTCCTCGCAGCAATCTACAGTGCTATCGATTGCCTCCTCATCCCGAGCATGGGTGAGGGGTTCGGCATTCCACAAGTAGAAAGCCAGGCGTGCGGCACGCCAGTGATCTGCACCAACACGACAGCGTCACCGGAGCTGCTCGGTGACGGGTGGCTGGTGGAGGGGCAGCCGTGGTGGGACGCGATGCAGGGCGCGTGGATGGTCACCCCGTCGGTGCCGTCGATCATCGAGGCGATGGAAGCGGCATACGCTCGGGGCCGTGAACGGTCGCAGGTCGCCCAGGACTTCGCGTCCCAGTACGGGGCTGATTTCGTGTTCAATAATTATTGGCTCCCTGCGATGGAGAAGTTGCGATGATCCCGTGCATGATTGTTCCGATCCTTGTCGGCCCTGACATCTTGCGGCGGATGCTTGACACGATCGACTACCCGGTCGCGAAGTTGATCATCATTGATAACGGGGATGCGTTGCGCTACTCGGGGCCTTGGCCGGTCGAGCACGTCCAGTCGACGAAGATAATCAAGATGCCCGCGAACCTTGGGGTCGCAGGGTCGTGGAATCTCGGGATTAAGGCGGCACCGTTCGCCCCCTGGTGGCTCATAACTAACTTTGATGTCGAGTGGCCGTCCGGGTCGCTGCAAGCGTTCGCGGAGCAGGCGAGCGGCGAGGATGTGCTCCTCGCCCAGTCACCGCAGCCGTACTGTGCGTTCGCGGTCGGTGAGGATGTCGTGCAGCGTGTCGGACTGTTCGACGAGGCGTTCCATCCGGCCTATTTCGAGGACAACGATTACGACCTGCGCTGCGCGATCGAGGGCGTGAAGGTGAAGCGGTCAACGATCCCGGTCATGCATCACAATTCGTCGACGATCGGATACTTCGGCGAGATCAACAACCGCACGTACGCGTCGAACGCGGAGTACATGAACGGGAAGCGGTCGCAGCCGGGGCCGGGAGGCTGGAGTCTGGAACGAAGGAGGGTCAACTCGTGGGACTGATGGCTGAGCAGTACACGGACTTCAAACGTCGGCACGCTGGGTCAACGATCTACGTCGTCGGCTCCGGTGCGACCCTCAACCATCTACCGTCCGGGTTCCTCGACGACAAGATCGTCGTGTGCATCAACCGGGCGGGGGAGGCGCTCGGCCTCGATCAGTTCTACTCCGTCACCCACTACCACCTGGACGCGCACATTCTCGCGGATGCGCGGCCGGATCTTCCGGTGATCGTGCCGATGGTCGAGCAGGGCATCGGCTACCCGGCGAAGACACGACCCGACCAGGCGAATGTGTTCTTCGTCGAGACGAATCCGCAGATGTACTCGTCGTTCGACACGGCGGAGCATTGGCCGACGCATGACGATCACCTCGTGTGCGGGCCGACGTCGCTTCATATGGGGATGCATTTCGCGGCATACCTCGGGGCACGCTTCATTGTTCTCGTCGGCGCGGACTGCGGCACCCTCGACGATCGGGATGCGGTCGAAGGGTACGCGCCAGGTGATCCGAAGCCTCTCGCAGTGTGGGAGGAGCAGCTCCCGAAGGTCGCGAGGAAACTCCGGTCGATGGGTGTCGGCGTTATGAGCCTGAATCCGTTCGTGAATCTCGCCCTCGAAGGGCATCGGTTCCGGGGGCCGACAGTCACGATCAACGGCTGATTTGTTCGGTATGATCACCGAGGAGGCTCAGGATGACGACATACGCGACGCTAGCGCAGGTTAAGGCGGCTCTGCGGATCACCGACACCGTGGACGACACACTGCTGGAGATGGCGCGTACAGCGGCCTCAGGTTTGATCGAGGGATATACGGGGCGGACGTTCACCACGTCGGGGACGGTCACGAGGGTGTTCGCCCCGGCCGACGACTACGTGCTCCAGACTGACGACATCGCTGGGACGGCCGTCACGATCACGTCCTCGACGGGCGCGGATGGCGTGTTCGATGTGACGTGGAAGACGACGGACTACCAGCTGGAGCCGCTGAACGGAGTGTCGAACGGGCAGGCGGTGCCATTCACGCGCATCCGGGCCATTCAGGATTACTTGTGGCCGACGGCCGGCGGTGAGGCGACGGTGCGGGTCCGTGGCGTGTTCGGATTCCCGTCGATCCCGACCGTCATCACCCAGGCGACCGTCCTCCAGTCTTCGCGGATCTTCACCAGATTGCAAAGCCCGCTGGGGATCGCAGGCTTCGGAGAAATGGGGGTTGTCCGAGTGACGCGGGCACTCGACCCCGATGTCGCTGCACTGGTCGAGCCGTACCGGCGGATCGTCGGTGTCGCATGACCGTGACCGTGGGGGCGTTGCGGGCCGGTCTGGCGACGAATCTCGCGACGATCACGGGGCTGCGGGCGAGCGCGTTCCAACCCGACAACCCGACCCCACCGCAGGCGATCATCTTCCCAACGTCGATCACGTTCGACCGGACGTTCAAGCGCGGACTCGACGAGTACGCGTTCACGATCACGTTGATCGCGGGCCGTCAGGACGCACGGAATGGTCAAGCCGTCATGGACGGCTACTGCGCACCGACCGGGACCGGGTCGATCAAGACGGCGATCGAGTCGGATAAGACACTCGGCGGGGCGTGCCAGACGTTACGCGTCACCGAGTTGTCAGCCTACGGATCGACCTCGATTGGGGATACCATCTATCTCACTGCGGATTTCACAGTCATCGTCTACGCATAGAAGGAGAGCACGGAATGCCAAAGT